GTTTAAAGCTTCAAGCTCTGCAGAGCTTGAAGCTTTAAACAATCCTGAGAAATCATTACTTTCTAAGGTATGGGAGTTTGTTACTACTGGTGTAGCAAGACCAAATTTACCATCATCACAAGATGGCAAATTGTTTATGAGCAGATATCGTTATAGTGGCGAAGTTTCTGCTAATTCTCGTGAGTTTTGCAGAAAGATGTTAAAGGCAAATAAGTTATATCGTAAAGAAGATATTCAGTTAATGAGTACAAAGCCAAATACCAACGAGGGATGGGGCCCTAATGGTGCTGATACTTACGATATATTTTTATATAAAGGAGGCGGAGCTTGCCATCATTTTTGGACAAGAGAAACATATAAGCGTTTTACTGATCCAAGAAGAAAAGGAAGCGAAGAGGTTACACCAGCACAAGCAAGAAAGGCGGGCGAAATATTACCAACGGTTGATAAAAGAGTATATCAGAAGCCAATTAATATGCCCAATCAAGGATTTTTACCGAAATAAATAAACATGGCACAAGCATTATTTGTAACTCGTGATGACATTGTTAAATATACTGCCTTAAATGGCAATATAGATACTGATAAATTCATTCAATGGGTAAAGGTTGCACAAGACATTCACATTCAAAACTATCTTGGCACAAAGCTTTTTAATAAAATTAACGATGGAATTGTTAACAACAACTTAGCAAATCCATATTTAATGCTTTTAAATGTGTATATTAAGCCAATGGTTATACATTGGTCAATGGTTGAATATATGCCATTCGCAGCTTACACGATTGCTAACAAAGGAGTCTATAAGCATGGAAGCGAAAATAGTACCAATGTGGAGAAATCAGAGGTTGATTTTTTAGTTGAAAAGGAAAGAAGCATTGCTCAAAATTATACTCGTAGATTTATTGATTATATGTGTTTTAATCAATCAAGCTTTCCTGAATACAATACAAATTCAAATGCAGATGTCTATCCCGATAAACAAGCAGACTTCGGAGGCTGGTACTTGTAGAGGCAAATACAAGCCAAAAGAAAAGAATGTAAAAAAGTTAGAAATATTTTTAAAAAAGATAAGCAATGAGTCTTAATTTCACACATATAAAAGGCGATACTTTCAATCAGGTAGCCTTTGAATTAAAGATTGATACGGTAGCAGTAAACTTAACTGGTGCAGTTATTAAGATGCAGTTGCGCAAGAATGCAAACGATGTAACACCAGCTTTATCGCTTACATCGGCAGGCTCGGCAGGGATCACAATTACTGCTGCTGCATTAGGTCAGTTTAAAATCAACGAGCAAATCATTGATATACCTGCTGATACCTACCAATACGATATTCAAATTACTTTTGCAAGTGGAGTTGTCAAAACTTACATTGCTGGTTTATTTAATATTACTCCTGAAATAACTCGTTAATATGTGTGATGAAAACATCGAAATTGGTGTAACGGAAATCACAAATAATATACTTGTTTCTGCGCAGCCAACTGACCAAATTATTGACATCAATGTTCTCGAAGAAGTAGAGAATGTAGAATTGACAATTACTCCATCGGTAGTGGAGGTTAATATTGATGTAACACAAGAACTTATTACCGAGATCGTAACGGTAGATGCAAATACTTGTGTGAATATTGTTGATGTTACGGTTACGGATGCAACTGATAATGTTACTCTAAACATCACTCCAAGCTTAGTTGAGGTAAACATCAATAGAGGAGAAAATAATCTCTCTATCGAAGAGTATGAAAGCTTTGCTGACCTGCCAACAATTGGAGATACTGATACTTATTACATCACATTAGATGACAATAAGTTTTGGCGATGGGATTCTATTGACGAGATATATGTTGAAATCTCTGATAGTAATGACAAGATTCCATATTTAGGCGCATACAAAAACTCTGACTTAGGAGAATGGGGAATTAAGTCAAATTGGTTTGGCTTAGATTTAACTCCTACAAATCCTCCAACGGTAGCAGGCACAATTACTTGGAATGATACTGATGGTACTGCTGACCTTATTCTAAAAGGTGGCAATGTTACTTTGCAGATTGGTCAAGAAGAAGTAGTTCGAGTTGTAAATAAAACTGGCGCAACATTAAACGAAGCTGATTTTAAAGCAGTTAGAATTCGTTCGGTTGCTGAGGGTGGCGCACAAGGTCAAAGGCTTGCAGTAGTATTAGCACAAGGTAACAATGATGCCAACTCAGCTACTACGATTGGATTAGTAACTGAAAGCATTAGTGATAACCAAGAGGGATTTATTACGACATCGGGCGAGGTTAAGAAAATCAATACTACTGGTGCTAAATCTTACTTAGGTGCTGAAACTTGGGTGGATGGAGATATTCTTTACCTATCTCCTACACATGCTGGATATTTAACTAATGTAAAGCCACAAGCTCCTAACCATACTATTATCATTGGATGGGTAGTATATGCTCATGCTAATAATGGTAAAATCTTTGTTAAGGTAGACAACGGATATGAGTTAGATGAATTGCATAATGTCAAGATAACAACACCTACTAACAATCAAGGGTTAGTTTACGATTCAGCGTTATCAGTTTGGAAAAATGCTTCGATTCAGTTGCCATTAAGTGCAACTTCTCCTTTAAGCATTGCATCAAATGTTTTATCAATTACCAAAGCGGATGCAACTACTGATGGATATTTAAGCTCTACGGATTGGAACTATTTTAGTGCTAAGCAACAGCCATTATTTGGTACCGGATTCGTTAAAGCTACTGGTAGTGTAATTAGCTACGACAATACGGTATATACTCCACAAAGCAGAACATTAACTATTAATGGTACTGCTTACGATCTAAGCGCAGATAGAAGCTGGTCAATTTCGGTTGGATCGGGAATGCGCAATGTATCTTCTTTTGTGGCTACTGCTGGACAAACTACATTTACAATCGTAGGCGGATATACTGCTGGATTGGTAGATGTATTTGTCAATGGTGCAAGATTAAACTCAGGCGATTATACTGCAACAAATAGCACTACGGTAGTATTAGGAACTGGTGTAGTAGCAAATGATATTGTAGATATTATTAACTATACTGCAAGCTTAACATCAGGAATTACTGGTAGCGGTACGGCAGGTTATTTACCATTGTGGTCAGGAAGTTCTAATTTAACTAATAGCATTGTTAGACAAGATTCCAATGGTGTTTATGTAGATTTTGCAACTGGCACAAAGGTATTTAAAGTTACAAATGGAGTTATCGCATCGCAAGATGGTGGATTATATGCAGGTAGTGGTTATCAATTAGTGTTTGCTGATTATGGCTCTTCTGAGTTTGCTGCTATTGAGGGAAGCTCATTTAGTGGTGCATCAAGTTATATTCGATTCCTGACTAACGCATCTGAAAAGATGAGGCTGACATCAAGCGGAAATCTTGGTTTAGGATATTCATCACCAAGAGCAAAACTTGATGTAAATGGATATGTTTATTCAGGAGGTTTTTGGACAACTAATGATTCATTAGGTGGAGCATTTTACATTGGCGATTTAGCTACTGGTGCTTCTTATACTTATATTTCAGGTAAAGGTACAAGCTCTACTGATACTTATCTATCATTATCTACTAATAATACCGAAAGGGTTAGAATCATCGCAAATGGCAATGTCGGAATAGGATTAATCAATCCTGCCTACAAACTTGATGTTTCAGGCGATATTAATATTACGGGAAGTTTCCGTATTAATGGAGTAGCAATCGGAGGCGGTAGTGGTACGGTAACTGGAACTGGAACTACAAATTACATTGCTAAATGGTCGGGTAGTTCAGCTATTGGTAATTCTCAAATTTTTGATAATGGTACAAATGTAGGTATTAATACTGCATCGCCATCTGCTATTTTACATATCAAAGGTGGTAATAATAATTCACTTTGGATTGATAATGCAGGTACTCAATATACTTCCACATATATAGCAAATAATGGAATAGTAAAAGCATTTTTTGTTTGGGATAATACAAATTCTTCAAGTTTACAACTTATTGTAAATAATAGCGAGAAAATGCGAATATTAGAAAATGGTCGTGTTGGTATTAACACTTCAAGTCCTTCTTATGCTCTTCATGTAAAAGGTACATCAGGCACTGGTGCAAGACTTATTCAAATTGATGGTACAGGCACGGCATATAATATTATGTCAATTGTTAATGATGGATGTCAACTATTTGTTTCAACAGAGGGAAATACAGGCGGTAATATAGCAACAGGCTCATTAGCTTATGCAGGTATAATTGATACAAATACAAATACATCATTGCAATTTGCTACATGGGCAACAGTTCGAATGACCATTTTAAATTCAGGAAATGTTGGAATTGGAACAACATCGCCTGCCGAAAAATTGCATATTTTAGGTACAGGAGTTAGTGGAGGAAGTTTAAGAATACAAACATCAGGAAGTATTAATGCCTATTTAGCACTACAAGATAATACAAGAGATTACTATGTAGGTAGTAATTCAGGTAGTTTTTATATCTATGATGGTAATGCTGCATCTGAAAGATTCAGAATAAATTCAAATGGAACTACATTATTCCATAGAGATATGTTTACATACATAAATGGAGGTATTTTCTTTCAAGGAGATGGTACTTATGGTACTGGTGTTTATTCAAGAAATAGTGGATTTGATTTAATATTACAAGCAGGAAGTTCTGAAAGGTTAAGAATTCTATCGGGTGGTCAAGTATTAATAGGAACATCTACAAGTTACAATAATGATAGTATGCTATCAGTACAAAATAGCATTATTACAAAAGCGTATGGAGGAAGTGGCTCAGTTACAACGGGTATTACAATACCAAGTGGAAGCGTAGGAATATTTTTTGCAAGAGGTTACGACACATTAAGTGGTGTTGCTTTTTCAGTAGTTTATAATGTATCCATAAAAGTAGGTGGAGGTGGTGGCTCAGATGTTTATTATGCCCTAATTTCACAAACAGGTACAACAAAAACATTTACATTCGATAATAATGGCGGTTATTTAAGAATAAATCCAAGTGCGAATACACAATGGAGTGGAACATTTTTGGGAGCAGTTTAAAATTTGAATTAAAATAAGATGTCAAAAAATACTGATTTATCGGAGTTAATAAACTATGTAAAAGGGATTGCATCAGGTAGACTGACATTCCCTTTTTACACATCTACATCTTCGTTTACTGGTACGGTAGCAGGTTATCTTGCATTTGATTCAAGTGGCAATGTCTTAACTACTACATCGCCATCTACACAATGGACAACAAACGGCACAAGCATTTATTATAACACTGGTAATGTCGGAGTAGGTGTAGTTAATCCAGCTTACAAAATAGATGTAAACGGAGATATTAACATTACAGGAGCATTTAGAGTAAACGGAGTTGCAATCGGTACTGGCGGAGGCGGAGGTATCTCAGGCGCAGGAACTACCAATTACATAACTAAATGGTCAAGCTCTACATCAGTTACTAACTCTATTGCTTACGATAACGGAAGTGATTTTGCAATTAATACTACTAATCCATTATATCGCTTTACCGTTCAGCCATTTACTAACTTAAACTTTGGTATTGGTAGAACATCATTATTTGCATCTGATGATTCCGTATTTATGAATGCGGTAAATAATACTTATGGCGCAATTCCAATGGCTATAAATGCAAGCTTCTTAGGATTTTATATTGGATTCTCTGAGGCAATGCGACTTGATAGTTCAAAGAATATGCTATTAGGTACTACATCAGGAATCAGCGGAGGCGGAATATTGCAAGTAAATGGCGATGTAAATATTAGCGGTCAGTTTAAGATTAACGGAGTACCTATCGGAAGTGGTGGTGGAGGCGGAGGTAATGTCTTTGCAGGTACTCAGACTACTAACTATGTTACAAAATGGACTGGCTCAAATTACATTGGCAATTCTAATATCTTTGATAATGGATCAATAGTAGGAATCGGAACAACTGGTATTACTGGCGGAGGCGCATTGCAAGTATCAGGAGATGTTAATATTACCGGAACATTTAAGGTAAATGGGACTCCTATTGGAACTGGTGGAGGAGGTGGAATTTCGGGAGCAGGTACAACTAATTACCTTGCGATGTGGTCAAGCCCAACATCATTAACTAATTCAGGTGTTTACCATGCTACTTATGGAAGCAATAACCTAATAGGATTCCAGCCAGCAGGGGCATCGGGGGAGATAATGAGAATTGAAAACAATGGTAGGGTTTATATTGGCGCAAGTTCTGCTGCTAATGCTTCATTAGCTTTAAATATTCACGCTAACGGAAATACAAATATTACAACTAAGCTTGGAAGTACACAATTCTATGCAATGGTTAGGGTAATGCAGAATGAATCTACCTATGCAGGTGTTGGATTAGGATACGATAATACCGGACAAGCTGGATTTGTTTACGCTACTGCGCCAAACTTATCGGTAAACTCAACTCTTAAATTTGTTGTAGCAAAAGCATCTACTGCGGTATGGATCGAAGCAATGTCAATAAAGCATAATACGGTTAATATGAACAATATTCCAAACACATCTACTGGCTTAATTGCTGGCGATTTATATCGTGATGGTAGTGGTTATGTTCGTATTGTATAAATTTGTTATATTGCAATAAAAAAACAACAAAAGAATGAAAACAAATGCAGATTTATTAAACCTAATTCAGCTTTTAAATGCGAATGTAGGCGAAGCAAAGACAAAAGGTCAAAAAAAATTAGTAAAGATCGGCGAAAGATTAAAGCCATTTATTGATGATTTCAACGATAAGCGAGAAGAAATTCGTT